TCCTCAAACAACGGCACATCAGTCGTACCGGGCACTCGTTGCGGCAGCGCTGAATCACCGTGTACCGCTCGATGACTCCTTGGCAAAGTACGCTGCCGCGTCTCTTAAAAAATCACGTTCCTTGGTCACCCGGGCCAACTCACGCTTGAGCCTGGTCAGCTCCTCATCTCGCGGGCTACCTGTTCCGGAAAAGGCCTTTTCTGTGTTTGGCTGTGCCTCTCGAACCCAGCGTGTGAGCAGGTTCGGAGCCACACCAATCTCCAGGGCCACTTGTCGACAGCTCGCCCCTGAACGACGAACCAACTCTATGGCTTCCCGCTTGAATTCAGGACTGTATTTCTTGCGCTTCATGAACACTCCTTCAGCTCGGTGTGAGCTTACTTGAAAGTGTCCGTGCTAACGGGGTAGAACCC